ATAACAATATCCACAACATTATACCGTTGTGATTTTTTTACAACTTTATCAACTGGTTATTTAACGGGTTATTTGATTGGAGTTACTTATGAATAGGGAACTACGACTAATCGGATGTGTTGATAACGATATTTGTTTTGTGCAGGAAAACGCAATAGCACAGTGCAAAACGTATAGACAGGCAGTCCGTCTGTCATGGGATTTGCGTAAGAACAAAGGAATGACATTAAGAACACTGGCAGAGATCATAGGTGGTTATCCATCTCATATTTCTGACTATCTGGCTAAAGATGATAAGCCTACAAGACGCAATCTTAAAGCGGAATATTTGCATACATGGTCTTTAGCTGTAGGTAATTACTGTGTACAGCAATGGTTGGCCAAACAAGACCGGCTTACATATTTAGAAGAGATACAAGCGCAAAGGAATGCAGCATGAAGCCAATGACTAAAGCATTAAAACTAGCCAGAAAAATACCATCTGGCGCAAAGACTAAAGCTAAATGCAAAGCGGTTCATGCTTGGGTTAAAGCTATTAAGGAAATGCTGAATGGCTAATGTAATTGCTTTAACTGCTGAACAGCCATTAGCAGAATATAACGGTAAACCTGAAATTGATGACGGTCATACCAAGATAGCTAATGAATTGCTTGATGCAATCATCGGTCATGAATTTTCAAAACGTCAATTAAAGATTCTTTTATTCATTATGCGTAAAACTTATGGCTGGAATAAATCAGAAGATGATATTTCCCGCTCACAAATTACAGAGGCAACAGGTTTATTAAATCCTCATGTGACTACTTCATTACAAGAATTGCAAGCTGAAAATGTGATTATTATCACTCAAGGGAATCACGCAAAACGTTACAAAATTAACAAATATTATGACCAATGGCGTGTTACCAATTTGGTAACTATTACCAAAACAGTACCACTTACTGAAACGGTAACTATTACTGAAACGGTAACTGACCGTTACCAAAACGGTAATTTTTCGTTACCAAAACAGTACCCACAAAAGACAACTCCAAAAGACAATACAAAAGACAGTGAAAATGCTGACGCAAATTTTGACGCATTTTGGTCTGCTTACCCTAAAAAGGTAGATAAGAAAAAAGCTCTTTCTGCATGGAATAAAAGCAAGCCAAAAACCGAGGATGTTATGGCTGCGCTCGAATGGCAAAAAAAATCAAAATCATGGATTGAAGGGTTTATCCCAAATCCAACAACTTACATCAATGGTGAAAGGTGGAATGACGAGCCTGCATCATCAGATAAAAAACAATCATCAAAAATATCAAATGAATTCTTGAATGGAATGGAAGTGATATGAGCGTGCAAGTTTTATTAAACCGTTTGACGAAAGTTAAAAAGACAGGGGCTGATTCATGGAGGGCATGCTGTCCTTCTCATGGAAGCACAAAGCAAAGTCTGGCGATTCGTGATGATAACGGAAAGGTACTAATTCACTGCTTTGCAGAAGGTTGTGGAATTGATGCCGTACTCGGTGCTGTTGGATTAGATATGAACGATGTGATGCCTAAATTGCTAGGTGAGCATAAGCCAGTTAAAAAACCGTTCTATGCAGGGGATGTGCTTCAAATATCAGCAGATGAAACATTGATTGCTTACATGATTGTTAAAAAAATGCTGGATAAGACTGTAACTGTAAACGATATGCAAAGACTACTGAAATGTGCAAGCCGTTTGCGTCATGCATCAGAAGTAGCGAATAAGGGGATATAGCATGAATGAAAGATTAGAAGCGTTTGATGAAAGCGCAGAAAAAGCGCAAGTGGTAAACATCAGAGGTCATGAACAGCCACATCCTGATGACGCATATCTTGATGCTCTGATGATGACTAGCAAGGTTAATTTTGCTGACTATGCAGTTCATCGTGAAAGTGATAAAGATAACATCAAGGACACAAAATCCTACTTTGATGAATTGAAATTGCTGCTTGACCCTAATCAGCCTGTTGCAGGTTCAACACTACCCTGGACAAAGACACATGAAAATCTGAGATTCCGTGATGGCGAGGTCACTATGTGGCACGGGTACAGTGGTCATAAAAAATCTATGGTGCTTGGGTATGTATCGCTAGGTTTTATCCAGCAGAACGCTCCAGTATGCATTGCAAGTATGGAAATGAAGCCAGTTAAGACACTTGCTCGTATGTTGAAACAGGCAACAGGAACTACTAAGCCAACAGAGTATGCGCTTGAAAAGTTTATTGACTTTGCATCTAACAAATTATGGATGTATGACCGTCAAGGCACTATCACTCCTGAAACTCTATTTGGTGTCATTTATTACGCAGCAGACCAGCTTAAATGCAAGCATTTCATTATTGATAGCCTTATGCGTGTCGTACCTGATGAAGACGATTACAACGCACAAAAGAACTTTGTTATAAGGCTTTGTGACATTGCGCTTGAAACAGGTATTCACATTCACATGGTTCACCATAACCGCAAGGGTGATGAATCAAAAGCAGCAGGTTCACAAGGCGCAAAGGGAACTGGCGCAATCAAAGACAACGTACATAACGCAATCGAGGTATGGACTAAATACAAAGACCTGAAAGCGCGTGAGAAAGCAGAGGACTTTGAAACACCTGACACATACATCCTTTGCACAAAACAGCGCGAGGGTGAATGGGAAGGCGCAATCGGTCTTTACTTTGACGAATTAAGTCTGCAATTCAGAGGCGGCAAAGATGGAAGGGTGCGCTCATGGATACGCTAGACGAGGTACGCCAGCTATGGAAAGAGTTTTGGTTGAATAACTCATTCGGTGCTGGCATGGCAATTATTGAAAATGGTGAGGTAATTAAAAGCCATGGCAGAAATACCAACACAGATCACTTAAAAGAAATGCCAGACAGCATTGTATTTGCAAAGAAAGGTAAGTTGCATGGCTAAGTGTCCTACATGCGGCAGAGAAAAACCAAAGACTAATGAGCAGCGCAATAAATTCCATGCGATGTGCAGAGAGTTGGGAAAGTTTATTGGTGAAACGCCAGGAAAGATTAAAGCAGCAATCAAGGAAGATTTTTTCGGTATTGAAGAATACAAAATCGGTAATAAGTGGTACCGGAATGTGAGACCAAGCGAGCAGGCAGAGCGTGAAGAATATGCAGAGCTAATCACATATACGCATCAATGGGCGGCTGAAAATATTGGATATGTATTTGAGGGGGAAGCATGAAAGGTAGGCAGTGGACAAAAGAAGAAAACGACATGATGCACGCTTTCTATCCTGACAACACGATGGAAACAATGAAAGCCATGCTAGGCCGTAGCGAATCATCAATCTATGGGCATGCTGATTTGTTAGGAATTAGTAAAAGCAAAGAATACCTGGACAGCCCAAAGGCTTGCAGGCTTCGCAGAGGCGACAACATAGGCAAAGCCTATAGGTTTCCCAAAGGACATGTCCCAGTAAACAAAGGCGTTAAAGGCATCAATTACGAAGGCATGAAACCAACGCAATTCAAGAAAGGCACAAAGCCGCCTAATCACAGGCCAGTAGGTTTTATCAGGTTATCTCGTGATGGATACTATGAAATGAAGATGGCAGAAGGCATGCAGCAATTTAAGCTACTGCATCGCGTGATATGGGAACGCTGTAACGGTGCAATTCCAAAAGGCCAGATATGTATCTTCATTGATGGCAATACAAGAAATTTAGAAGTAACCAATCTTGCGCTACTGACAAAGATGCAGAACATGAAGCGCAACAGCTTGCACAGCTTACCAAAAGAACTAGCAGAGTTAATTCAATTACGTGGTGCATTAAATCGTCAACTTAACAAAAGGAATCAACATGAACAGCCAACAGCTTAGAGAACACTTAGAGGCCGCATTAAAAGGATTGCAGGATGGAAGTATTGACATTGATAAAGCCAAAGCCATTGGCGATATATCACAGGTAGTTATTAATCTGGCGAAGGTAGAAGTTGATTTTGTACGTGCTAACGGTGGTGGTAAATCTAAATTCTTTGATGACAGCAAACAGATCACAAAAACACCTACTGGCACACTGACACGCGATGGCAATTCAACAATTCATAGGCTAGTTGGCTAATGTCAAAAATCCGCAAATCAGCACAAGGCGAGAATTGCACAGTACGCCTTCCTAATGTATGCAATGGCAATCCAGAAACTACCGTGCTGGCACATATCAATGGTGTTCGGTTCGGTCATGGAGTAGGGCGCAAAGTTTCAGATTTACATGGTGCTTACTGCTGCTCAAATTGCCATGACGCATTGGATGGAAGAACGCACACAAACTTTGATAAAGACTTTCTAAAACTTGCACATCTTGAAGCAGTAATAGAAACGCAAATTAAACTCATTAAAAATGGGCTAATCAATGAATAAAGCAATGGCAGACAACCTAAGAATAATTGCACGTTTATGTTCTTTAGGCACTGAGGCATGGGAAGCAGCAGAAGCAATAAATGCTACCTGCATGACTTCCAGAAGATACCTAAAGAACATGGTTAATGCAGGGATATTGCGATGTGAGCAAGTAAAAACAAATGTAAGGGGAAAACCATACAAAAGCGTGTGGTACTCAATTAAAACGGAACTGACAGACAATGAAATTACATTACTGCTATCTATGCTCAGTAAATCCAATAAAGATCATAAAGAACGTTTTAGGATTAAAGCAGATGAATTGTTAAAGGCGCAAGGAATGAACTATTCAGCGCAGTTTCAAAAAGAGTTAAGACAGCAAGAGCAACAAGGCATCTATAGACTAAACACAAATCCTAGCAATTACTTTATCAAGAAGATAAAAGAATCAAACAAGCAAGATTCAAAAGAAAAGAAATCACCTAAGAACTACGCTGGTACATCAGCAGGGATGGTGTGGTAATGATTATCGGCATAGACCCAGATTTAACCAAAAGCGGAATAGCTTGCCTGCATTGCGATACTAAGCGTATTGAATATTCATGTTTAGACTTTGTATCTACATTGAAGTTTATACGCATGAATCAACCCATCATCAAGCGTGTGTATATCGAGGCCGGCTGGTTCAATAAGAAATCAAGCTATCACGGCTCACCTAACATGAGCACGGCAGCTCGCATTGGTAAGAACGTAGGCGAGAATCACGCCACTGGAAAGCTACTGGCACAGTGCATAGAGGCCGAACAAATAAAGGTGATACTTGTGAAGCCAACTAAAAAGAAACTCAATGCAGAGCAGTTCCAAAAGATGACAGGCATACATACACGAACTAATCAGGAACATCGTGATGCGGTCATGCTGATATGGGGAATGGAGTAACCATGCTCAAAGCTAAATCTTTTGAATGCAGACAACCAACACTAACAAACGAGCAGGAAAGGTTCAGGATGAAGCAGAAAGCATGGAATGATGACAGGACACTTGTACTCACGAAAGAGCAGCAGGCAAATCTAGGTAAAGATGACTTTGAAACAGTATGCAATATCGCAAATAGAATCTATGGCAAGGGGGCAAAATGATTACTTTAGAACGTCTTGACTGGCTGCTGGGTAACTGGGCAGATTACATGAAGCAACCATCATCTAAGCTGGGCTATCCTTCAAAAAGCTTATGCCTTGCTACAGGTGGCGGTAGTAGCGATGATGAATTTGAAATACTTTGCGATGAAGTAGATACTAAATGCGCTCAAGCTATGGACAGCATCATAGACAGCATCAGCCAGCCACAGAGGACATCAATCAATCATGTATGGCTAAAGGTATCACATCACTATCCAACGCAGGCTATGGACTACGAAGAAGCGATAGAAAGCATATTGAGATTGGCTAATAAGAGGGGATTGCAATAATTAACAAAAATATACAATATATTGATTAAAATGTATTGACATGAACAATATATAGGTTTATCGTACTTATCAGGGCAGAGTTGCGCCCATAGGAAATAGTAGTGCAAATTCTGTTTAATAGGCTCACATCTAGTTATGTGGGCTTTTTTTTCGTCTAAGAATCCGCTATTGCGGTATTTATGCCCACAGAGGCATTGTGTTTGCAGACCACAATAAAAACTGCGCTAACTCCACTGTGGTACGCAGCCACATAAAATAAATTTTGGACTGACCTATCCTAATGCGCGAATCGGGTTCGCTTTTGACAGCCGAGCGCCTGAGCTTTTAGCGGCAAGGGATAAACAGGAAAACAGTCAATGACAGCCAGAAATGGTGAATAAGCGATTCGCACCCGTAAGGTGGTCCTGATAAATAAAGCAGCTAACATTCATGTGAGGATTGGACGTTCTCATGTGTACGCCTACAGTCAAATTGAACTTCCCTACATGGGTATCCATAATAAGGTCAAAGACTGTGGGCTGTCATTGTTCGTCTGTATTGATAAGTTTTACTTATGGATAGATGAATTATGATAAGTAATACCACGATTGGCTAAACAATCGCTGCGAGCCTACGCTAGGGGGTGGTATATGCCTAGCACCTACAAGTAATAAACAACAATTATTACATTTAAGTATTCATCCGACTGTACGCGGTCATCATGGATGATAGCCATCAACAGGAAGCTAGGCCAGCTTCACCTAGTCAGAGCTGCTAGGGTGGCGTAAAGCTCTTATCTATTCAGGTGACACTATGGAAGACAACACAGCAACCAATGAAATAACTGGTGACCGTATCGCAACAAAGCGTAGTAAGACCTATGCAGACAATTATGACAAGATTGATTTTAGCGTAAAGCTAGACACAGACCACTTCAATCATCTACTGAAAGATGACCAACTCGGATTTAACAAAACAGACTGAGATGCTCTCAGGTCGCTCTATATGAGCAGGTAAGGAATCAACATGGCAGTATCTGATAACAATTTGAATGATAAAAATAAAAGCACTGGGTATGCCGATAAGCGCAGGAATGAGAAAAAGGCTGCTTTACGTGAGTTCATTCAAGGTCAAAGATATATCCAGGCTATCAATGAAGACTTAGATAGAGTTGATATTACTAATGAAGAATTGCCAGTAATCAAGTTCAAGACAGAAACACGTTTAAAGCTACTGAACAAAGTATTGCCTGACCTGAAAGCTATTGAGCATTCCGGTGAAGATGGTGAAGGCATTAAACTGATTCATGTAATTGAGCGTCAAATTGTCAAAGCTAACACTACAAACGCCTGAAGTCTTTGCGCCATTACTAAAGCCAGCACGTTATAAAGGTGCTTACGGTGGGCGAGGTTCAGGCAAGTCACATTTCTTTGCTGATTCATGGCTAGATGAAAGCCTGAGAGAGAAATTAGACTTTGTATGCTTACGTGAAACATTGAAGTCACTAGAGTTTTCAGTTAAGAAACTGCTAGAGAGCAAGATACAAACACACAACGCTGGCTATTACTTCACAGTGCAGGATAGACGGATTATATCAAAGCATGGCGGTGTCACTATCTTTGAAGGTATGCAGAACCATACCAGTGAATCAATCAAGTCACTTGAAGGCTTTGACCGTGCATGGTTCGAGGAAGCGCAGAACGCCAGTGACAAGACATTAACGCTATTAAGGCCAACGATTCGTAAGGCTGGCAGTGAGATGTGGTTCGGCTGGAATCCTGACCTTGCTACTGACCCTATCGAGCAACTATTACGCTGTGATGTGCCACCTAGCGATTCAATTGTGGTGAAGGCTAATTACACAGATAATCCATTCTTGCCTAAAGAACTATTGGATGAAATGGAATATGACCGGCTGCGTGACCCTGACAAATACGCGCATGTATGGCTAGGTGAGTACAGGCGCAACAGTGAATCGAGAGTGTTCCGCAACTGGATAGTAGAAGAATTTGAAGTAGACCCTTCTGCTGTGATTAGGCAAGGCGCTGACTGGGGATTTGCGATTGACCCAACTGTACTTATTCAGTGTTACATCATAGGCCGCAAGCTTTATATCCCATACGAAGCATTTAAAGTGGGCTGTGACATTACAGACACGCCTGAATTGTTCCTGAGTTTGCCGGATGCTGAAAAGTGGAACATCACGGCTGACAGTTCACGGCCTGAAACCATCAGCCACATGGCTAAAAATGGATTTAAGATAAGACCGGCGGTTAAAGGCTCTGGCAGCGTAGAAGATGGCATCGAGTGGCTCAAGTCATTTGACATTATCGTGCATCCTCGCTGTAAGCATACGATTGACGAGCTAACACTGTATAGCTTCAAGACTGACCCATTGACAGGCTCTGTCATCCCAGTATTGGAAGATAAGAATAATCACGTTATAGATGCATTACGCTATGCCTGTGAAGGTGCTAGACGTGCAAAACCTAAGATAGAAAAAGAAAACAAGGCAGACGTACACAATATGCATCATGACTTGGGATGGATGGGTTAATGAATCTAGGCAATAGAGTTCTAGGCTATGCAACATGCAAGCTATTAGTCAGCCAAGCTATCCCTAATATGCGACTGATTGAGATTAACTCTCTGCATACCAATGAGCATCACCGGCGCAAAGGCTGGGCAACTAAGTTACTGAACAAGATATGCGATGAAGCTGATGATGTAGGTGTTGGCTTATTGCTGATGCCTGACACGGAAGAATTAAAGACATGGTACACAAAACACGGCTTTCTAACCTTACAGGAGAAGCCAGTTATTTTAATGGCTAGACCGCCTAAGGGAAAATTTGAGTGAAAGACGAAAAACCAACAACGCCTAGCGAGATAGTAGCCGAGGCTAAAAAGCGTTTTGAGCGTGCTAAACAGGCTTACAGCTCATCACGTCTGTTAGCCGTTGAAGACACACGTTTTGCGATGGGTGACAGTGACAATGGCTGGCAATGGCCTGAGGATATACGCAGCACTCGTAAGCTGGATAAGCGAGTATGCCTGACTGTGAACATGACCGCGCAGCATTGCAACCAGATCATCAACAATATCCGTCAGAACAGGCCAGCAGTTAAGGTTTCACCGGCTGATGATAGGGCTGACAAGAAAACAGCAGAAATACTATCAGGCTTGATTCGTAACATTCAGGTATCAAGTGCCAGCGATGACGCACATGACACGGCAGCAGAACATTCTGTATATGGCGGTGAAGGTTACTGGCGCATTATTACCGAGTACGAAAGCCCAACGAGTTTTAACCAGGTAATCACTATCAAAGCTTGCCCTAATCCTAACCTAGTTTACATTGACCCTGACTGTAAAGAGCTGGACAAGTCAGATGCTGAATGGGGTTTTGTGTTTGAGGATATTAGCAAAGAACAGGCCAAGCGTGAGCACCCAGAGATTGACCCTGCATCATGGGGCGATGAAAGTAAAAAGAACGAGTGGGAGAAAGACGAGACATTCAGGCGTGCAGAGTATTTCTATTGCACGTATGAAAAAGATACTGCCTGCCTGCTTTCTGATGGATCAACCGTTCTAAAGTCTAAGCTGCAAGGTAACGAAATAATCGTTAAAGAGCGTGAGACACAAGTAAAAAAGTGGAAATGGTGCAAGCTGGTTGGTGGGCATGATGCCCCGATTGATGAGACTGACTGGCTGGGTGATTATCTGCCTATCGTGTCAGTGGTAGGTAAAGAGGTCAACGTCAACGGTGATATTGTACGCAAGGGCATCGTACGTGATTTAAAAGACCCAGCGCGTATGGTGAACTTCTCATACTCTGAGACAGTGCAAACCCTAGCCTTGCAGAATAAAGTGCCTTATATGGCCTCTGCTGAAGCGATAGAGGGCTATGAGACGATATGGGGCGCAGCAAATAACGAGACACGCGCTTATTTACCGTATAACGCCTTTGATGAATCAGGCAATCCATTGCCAAGGCCAGAGCGTCAAGCGCCTGCTGTGATGCCTGCTGCACAGGTTCAACTGTTGCAGCTATCTACCGAGCAGATGCGAGCAGCATCAGGCCAGCAGAATGCTAACTTTGGCATCAAGTCTGAGGCATCCAGCGGCGTAGGCATTCAACGCTTAAAAGTACAGGGTGAAACTGCAACATTTCACTTCCCTGATAACCTGGCGCGCGCTTTACGCTATGAGGCTAAAGTCCTGATTGACCTGATACAGAAGTATTACGACACACAGCGCGTAGTGCGTATCTTGGGATTGGATGGACAGGAACAGAATGCTGTATTGAACCCTGAGATGGAGCAGCCACATCAGGAAATGGAAGATGAAGCTGGTGAGATTAAACAGATATTTAATCCGCAAGTAGGCCGTTATGACGTGGTGATTGATACTGGCCCTAGCTATCAGACACAAAGACAAGAAGCCTTTGCATCATTGACCGAGTTAGCCAGCCGCAACCCTGCATTTATGCAGATAGCCGGTGACATTATCATGAGAGCTGCCGACTTCCCAATGGCTGACAAGTTAGCTGAACGCCTAACTAAAGCATTACCGCCTAACCTGCAAGAGCAGAAGGGCGCTCAAGTGCCGCCAGAGGTACAGCAGCAGTTAAGCCATGCAGAGCAAGTCATGCAGGAAATGGATGCTCAGATCCAGCAGCTTAACCAAGATAAAGCACAGCTAGAGCAGGAACGTAATGCCAAATTACTGGAAGTTAAAGCCAGTGCTGAAAGTGCAGAACGTGATGCAGAGCTTAAACGTGAAAGCGAAGAGAATAAATACGCAGTAGAAGCATTCAAGGCTGAGACAGAGCGTATGAATGTATTGCAGAACGCTATCACACCTGAACAAGTGCAAGCATTAGTCATGCAGACCATACAAGACATGATGAACGCGCCACCGCTTGAGCAGGAACTAAACGAACCGCCCATTATTGAGCAACAAGAACAGCCACCTGAGGGTGGTTTTTTTACGCCTGAAGGAAATGAACAATGAACCCATCCCAAACCTACGGCACGCCAACTCCTGCCGCATCTGTCACGGTAGCCTATACAGGCACAGCAGGAACGACAGCAGCTATGCCAGCAGGCACAAATGCCGTGCGTGTGTTTAGCACTACTGATTGCTTTATCGAGATCGGCGTGAATCCTACTGCGGTTGCTAATACAGGATTGTATTTGCCTGCGTTTGTGGCTGAGTATTTCCAAGTAGGTGCTGGTGTCAAGGTTTCAGCCATTCAGGTTGCATCTGGTGGCACTCTTTACGTTACGCCATTTGCATAATGATAGTTAATGCAGGATTACGCAGGAGTGTGGGCAGCATCTTCACTCGTGGGCGCAAGTTTTATGCTGACTTTACATCTGGCATCCTAGACCCACGAATCAACTTCTCACGCACCTCTAACGCCACAGTAACTAACAGTGCAGGGTTGATTACCTATGCTCCGCACAACTTACTGACTTATAGTGAGCAGTTTGATAATGCGGCTTGGACTAAAACAACCACCACAATTACAGCCAATTCACTAACTTCACCTGATGGCAATACAACGGCAGACACATTAACCGCAGGTGGTGCTAATTCAACTGTATTGCACTCATATACTGCAATTGCACAATCTTATGTATTCAGTGTTTGGTTAAGACGTAAAACAGGCACTGGCAACATTGATATTACTGCTGATGGTTCAACTTATGTAACAAAAGCGATTACAACATCATGGGTACGCTATGAAACAGCAATCGTTCCTACTGCCGGAACAAGAACACCAGGAATAAGGATTGCGACTAACGGTGACGAAGTATATGCGTTTGGTGCTCAACTAGAAATCGGCACAACCGCTACAACATATAACTCCACCACAGTAAAAAACCTACTCGGTTACTCAGAGTTATTCGACAACGCAGCATGGACTAAATCCAATAGCTTTGTGCAGACTAATCTGCTTACTTACTCGGAAGATTTCACGGTCGCTGGCTGGGCAAAGACAACCATTACGCCTGTTGCTAACAGCATTACAGCACCTAATGGCTATGCAACTGCTGACACATTGCCTGCCGCTGGTGCTAACTCCACTGCATTACAGACCTATACCGCTGCAAACGTGGCTTATACATTCAGTGTATGGCTAAAACGCAAGACAGGTACAGGTAACATTGATATTACGGTAGACGGTACAACCTACGTCACCAAGATAATTACAACTGATTGGGTTCGATACGATACAACATTAACCCCATCTGCTGGCAGTAAAACAGCAGGTATTCGCATTGCGACTAACGGTGACGAAGTATATGCATGGGGCGCTCAACTAGTACAAGGGGTAACAGCAGGTGACTATCGCAGAACTGACGCAGCAGCATTACCCATCTATTACGCTAACCATAATGGTGTAATGTGTGCTGAAAAGTTGGTTGAGAATGCAGTGGCAGCCCAAAATCATCAAATCAACGTAGCAGCAGTAACTGTTTTAACAGGTGGAATATACACATCATCAATATATGCAAAAGCTGGTGAACGTGGGTATATAGTTTTATATGATTCAACATCAGGTAAAGGCAAGTTTTTTGATTTAATTACTGGTGTTGTTGGTGGAAACTTTGTTGGAGCACCTATTTCTTCATCAATTACAGTAGTCGGTAATGGATATTACCGGTGCTCAATAACATATGCTTCAACAGGTGCATCTGCTAATCCTCGTGTATATTTGGCAAATACAATATCATCTGCTACTTATGATGGCGACGGTACATCCGGCATCTACATCTTCGGTGCGCAACTATCAGATTCAGCCTCACTAGACCCTTACGTTCTAAATGCAGCGGCAGCCCCTACAGCAGCAGCCTATTATGGCGCACGATTTGACTATGACCCTGTAACGCTACAGCCTAAAGGGTTATTGATAGAGGAACAGCGCAGTAATTTATTACTAAACTCAACCATAGACGGTGCTAACTTAGCCACTCAAAACGTTACGGTAACAGCACAGGCCTATACATTATCATTCTACGGTACAGGTCAGATTGTATTGTCAGGTACAGCATCAGCAACGGTGACAGGTACTGGCGCATATCCTACACGCAAGACACTGACATTCACTCCAACAGCAGGAACTTTAACGCTGACTGTTACAGGTACGGTGCAATACGCTCAACTGGAAGCAGGTTCATTTGCTACTAGTTAT